TTTTCTTAATAGGCTTTTCTAAATCACCGCGGCCTTGCTGCATCAAAAACTGCTCAAAGCTCATAATATCTGAAGCTGGACCGTCAAAAAACTCTTTTCTTAATTCTGATTCTGATTTTTCATCTTTTGCCATTACTGACCTCCTTTTTGTTGTTTCATCATTTCACGCCTTTCAGCTGCATTAATTCTAGCCGCAGTTTGCCTTTCCTGACTATCAAGTCGCTTATCAAACTGTGCATCTCTTTGCTGTACCTTCTGTTGCTCAAGGCCTAGTTTAGCTGCATCAATCTGTGCATCGTTCTGTTCAGCCTGTGCTCTAACCTGTAGCTCTTTTTCTTTCAACTGCACTAACGGATCAGGGCCTGGTGCTGATAGTTGCGCACTTAATTGTTTCAAGGCCGTCATGCCCTCTGCAACATATTGTGCTGTTCTTGCTTCCACATCAAGCATCTGCTCCTCCGACAACGCCTGACCACCACTGCTTTGTATCATCTCTACAGCTGCTTTCTCTCTGGCACTTATTCTTACATGATCCATAATATGCTTCTGTAAAGACACAGCAATCTGTGGTGTGGCCGCTACAAGCGGTGTTGATCCAAAAACCATGTGAGACATGATGTGGGCTTCATGATCTTGACCTTCAAAAGCCACCATCGGTAACATATCTAAAGCATCTATGTTTTCTGAAGCGGGATCTTTTGGCTCTGCTTCTGGCTCAGGTGTTCTTTTGAGTATTCTGTCAATATCTCTTACACCCAACGCTTCATACATATCTCTAAACACTTCGTACATATTGTGCATCTCAGGTGCCGCTGTAGCCATCTGCATCTTGGTTTGTGCCAACGCTATCCTTTGTGCCTGTGAAAAGATGTTAGGATTAGACACAGGTAGTACATCTACTCTCTCATCAAAGTCTTCAGACTTAACTGAACTATCTACACCCGCAATCGTATAAGGATAACTGTCTGGTAAAAACTCAGACATAACATTAGCGAGCAGTTTAAATTCTAATCTCATGGCATAATGCAATCTTTTGTGCACAGCTGACATGACCCGTGAGCCTTGTTCCAACATAGCAATCGTAGTACCGACCGCCGCCTG